TACAGCAACTTCGCGAAGGGTTCGAGAAACAGCTTTCCAGGAAGTCAGGCACCGTCATCTTGGGTGCGGGTGTGACCTACAAACAGTTAAGCCATTCCCTGAGGGACCTCGAGTACCAAAAAACGCGCGAGTTGGCCAAGGAAGCCGTAATGGCCGCAATTGGGGTGGTCCCCGTGAGAGTCGGTGTGGAGTCGGCGAACTACGCGAGCAGCCGCCAGCAGATGCGTTTGTACTGGGAGCAGCTACAATCCAGAGCGGCTCTGATGGATTCCGAATACACCCGGCTCCTTCGGATGTTCCCAGACAGCGACGGGCTCCGGGTGGTCTCTGACTTCTCGGATGTGGATGCACTGCAAGAGAGCAGGACCGAGCGCGTTAACCGTGTCAATACGTGGTGGATGATGGGCGTGAGCCTGCAGGAAGCTGCAGCGATCGAAGGGTTCGAGAACTTAAACGCCGACGAAACAACCGAAGCAGAACCGGAGCCACAAGAAGAAACAGACGCGGAACAGGTCGCGCGGTGGCTTGTCTATGATAACGATGAGCCGGCCAAAGCTCGCGCGGTCGGTGACACGGATCCCACTAACTTTCCAGCGGCTGGCGATGATGACACGGTAAGCCTGCGCAACAGTCAGTACGACGTATTCGATCCGGCGTTCGCGGAGCATATCAAGCTCGAACATCCGGAGATCTGGAGAGCGGGCGGTAACGTCAAAGGCGACGAGCAATTTAAGAAGTTGAGACCGATTGCGCTGGATGGCGGCAAGGTTGAAACGCGCGGAGAAGAGGAAGCCGTGAGGCTCCGCGAAGCGTGGGCTGCCAGGCATTTCGAAGACTACCGGCTCGCGGGTGTCGTTGCCCAAGTGAAGTGGCTTGTCGTGGGCAGTCGTGGCGAGAGCTACATGAAGAAGCTTATCACCGAAGCCACTATTGAAGCAGACACGGACAAGGCTGCAAAGTGGATAAGCGGCACTACGCACACTGTAGACCTTGACACGGACGAGGGGCGCGCGTTTGCTTGGCGCTCATTCATCGACAAAGTACACACTCCACACGAGCGGCGGATTGCGTCTTCGATGCGGAGATACCTGAGACAGCAAGCGGCCCGCATTGCCAAGAATCTGAAGGAAGAACTCGGCAACAAGTCGGTGACCAAGTCGATCGATCCGGTTGTGCTTGACCGTGTCCTTGATGAGGCTTTCGAGCGTCAAGAATTGTTGACGTTGTTTCGGCCGTTGTACCGGCGCGCAATGAAACAAGCTTTTGATCAAGCAGCCAAGAACATCAACGCGGATCTTCTGTTCGGACGGCGTGAGCTGGAATTAGAAGCGACAGCGGCGGTACGTCAAATGTCTGAATCCATACTCAGCACGACAGGCGACAAGGTAGGAAAGCTGGTCAACGACTTGATTACCGAGGGCGCTACGCTGCCGGATATGCAAGCGGCAATAACTCAAAAAATCAAAGACCCAGCGCGGGCGATGACAATAGCCAGAACCGAGACAACCCGGATCGCTAACGGTGCCGCAAATCGCGCATATCATCGCGCGGAGGAGTCAGGGATTCAGATAGAGAAGATGTGGCTGTCTGCTCGTGATTCCGACGTGAGGGACGCACACATGGATCTCGATGGTACGACAGTACCCGCCAAGGGCGTTTTCACGTATGAGGGCGCGACAGCGGCGAATCCCGGCGAATTTGGAACCGGTGAATTGGACATCAACTGTCGGTGCTCGACAATTGCGAGAGTGGTGAAATGAAACACGTATTCAAGACAATGATTTGCAAGGCGGAGCCAGGCAACGACGGAACCATCACAGCGGTGGCCAGTACACCAGATCCCGACCGCATGGATGATGTGGTAGCGCCTTCGTGGAAGCTTGACAATTTCAGAGCCAGCCCGGTGATTATGCACGCGCACGATTACGAGGGCGCTGTAGTCGGAAAGGCTGTCGAGATTGATCTCGTCGGTGATACGTTGATGATGCGCGTACAGTTTGACGAGCACGAATCGAACCCCCTTGGTCAACGGCTGGCGAACCAATACCGCGAAGGGTTTATGTCGGCGTTCTCGGTTGGCTTTGCTCCGGGGAAAGTGACTCCCCGGTCACAACTGCCGACCGATCACCCAGCCTACAGCGAGAAGAGCGCGGGATCATACATGGAAGAAAACAGCTTGCTGGAAGTGTCGGCGGTGGCCATCGGTGCAAATCAGCATGCGCTTGCAGTACGTGCAAAGCGTTGGGGGCTTGAGCCTAAAGCGGTGAAGATGCCGCTACCACCGGCAAGCATGGCGCCGAAAGCTAAGCACATCATTAACGTAGAAGAGACCGAAGACACGTATACGATCACGTACGCGAAAGCAGAGCACGACATGCCACCCGAAGAGCCAGAAATAGAAGGCTACGGTGGCGATGATGACGACGAAGACGATCGCACGCTTCGATCGGTTGTCCGTGATGAGTTGCTGGCGCTGTTCGCAGACAACAAAGAAGAAGAGATCCAAGACGGTTTGGACATCTTTCTAAACGATTCAACCCCCGCCGATGAGCCTGACAGCTTTGAAGCACTTTTTACCCAGGGCGAATAGCCCGCACCACATTGGAGACAAACGTGGAAATCGAAAGCAAAGCGGACGCAATTAAGGTCCTGGCAGATATCAAATCAGAGCAAAAACGACTGGCAGACGCCAACCGTGATCTGAACGACAACGTGATCGAAAAGATGGCGGCGGATCTTAAAGATGCGCAACAGAAGATCGCAGAGATGGCAGCGCCCAAGGTTGAAACCGTAAGCGAAAAAGAAGCAACGCTTCGATATCACGTCAAGGCTGATGGCTCGCTCGATGTGGCTGGACTGGTCAACGACGATACTGATCGCGGTGAGTGGCACGCAGAATTCAAGCGCTTGGTTGATGATCGTAACTTTACCAAGATGTTGACCCGTGACGGAAGCGGATCTGACGCGCTCGAAGCTAAGCTTCACGAGCACGTAAGCAAAGCACCCGCGATGATTAAACGCGCATTTTCGGATGCTGCTTCAGTCGGTGCCGATTTTGTTCCTGATTTGCTTCTACCTGAACTGCGCAAGAAGTTGTACGTACCTACAGCGCTTGAGGCTGCTTTCCCATCGTTCAACATGCCTGGTAAAGAAGTACGCTTTCCATTCTCCACCGGAGCCGTTGCACCGTTTCTGAAGAACGCGGCAACTTGGACAGCGATCACAGCAATGGACGACACCACCAGCCAGATCAGCGCAACAGCCAAAAGCTTTGGCGCCAGGATCACGGCAGATGAGGATACGGTTGCTGACAGTGTCGTTCCGGCGCTCGATTATTTCCGCGACAGCCTCACCACAGCTTTGCAGGCTGGAGTTGAAAGCTGCATCATGAACGGTGACACCACCGACGCCCACGCCGATCTCCACACAACAGCCTCCCCACGTCTGTGGTCTGAAGGTGGACGTTGGGATACATCGTCTGTCGCTTCTACGGCTGCCGATCATCGTCGGGCGTTTATCGGTCTTCGTGCCGCTGCGTATGATGCAAGCACGGGCCGCGATGCCTCTGGTCTTGCCGGTGCGACGGGATACGCGGATATACTCACGACTCGTTCAAGTCTGGACAGCGGATATCAAGCGGCCGGTGATTTGCTCATGATTGTTAGCCCGATCGTAATGACGAAGTATCTTCTTCAGCTTGACCAGACTGCTACGCTGGACAAGTTCGGGCCCGCTGCCGGAATCCTGAACGGTTCCATCGGTAAGCTCGGCGGAATGGACATCATCGTATCAGGCGCAATGACAGACGATCTGTCTGCTTCGGGTGTGTACGATGGAACGACCACAACCAAGACTGGATATGTAATTGTGCACCGTCCAAGCTGGGTAATGGGCTCATATAAACCTCAAACTATCGACATCGATCGCGAGATCACCAAGGGTCAGATCGAGATCGTTGGTACTCGTAGGTGTACCCTGATCGATATGTCGAACGGCGCCAAGTCGGTCGCTTACGGCTACAACGTCGCCAAGTCATAAGGAGTAACAACATGCCGACCCTAAAATTCAAAGGTTTTAGCCATACAGCCACGTATAACGGTCCATCTGGATCGTGGAATGCTGGCGATGAAAAAGAAGTAAGCAAAGCAGACGCGGATCGTCTGTTGGCGGACTTCTCTGAATACTTCGAGGCTGTAGGGTCGGCAGTTGCCGCACCAAAGAAAACCCGCGCCGTTAAGTCACCGACTAAGCGGGGCGGGGCTTCTAAAGTTAAGAAGGCGGACAAATGAACTACACAGCAAGCAAGCGGGGC